GCGTTGGTTGCAGAAGTGGGTGAGGAAGACTTCGGTCTGAAGCTGGCTGCAATGCTGTTCGGTCGGCATTGCTCGCTCGTCATCGGCGAGTTCTCCGGGCACGGCTTTCAGGGCTACAACAACAGCGCGCCTGTGATCGCCGAGACGGGCGAAATCGTCGGCAAGGTCGGTGTGGGCGGCAACAACGACACGGTGCACCTGTCGATCTCCGGCGCGGGTTGCCAGTGGGTCAACGACTGGTCGCGTGTTGCTAACGGCCTCGCGACGATGGCCGGCAAGATCACGCGCTGTGACCTCGCGTTTGATGACTACCTCGGCCAGTACATCAGCCCTCGGGATTTAGATGCCCGTGTCGAGCGAGGCGACCTAATTGTGCGCGCGCCCGGTCCGGGCAAGCCCCCGAAGACGCGCTTCATCACCGACCACGGCCACGGCACCGGATGCAGCTTCTACGCGGGCAAGAAGGGCCGCAAAGAACTGTGTGTGTACGAGAAGGGCAGGGAACAGGGCGATCCGGACAGCCCGTGGATTCGCGTTGAAGTGCGCTTCTACAGCAAGCACGCGGAACTGCCGTATTCGATGCTCACGCAGCCGCTCGCGTACCTGCGTGGCGCGTACAACGTGTGCGAAATCCTGCCGGCCGATGTGACCGATCGCGTGCGCACGCAGAAGGTGAAAGCCGCCGCGACTGCCGTCGCCTGGGCACGTTGGATCAACACGCAGCTGGGTCCGTCGCTGCATCTGCTGCAAAAGGTTTTCGGCGATCGCTCGCAAGAGTACATCGCCACCGCGCTCGCCCGTGACGCTGTGCCGGGGCGCTTTCGCGGTTTCGATTCGGCACAGCTCACGCAGTTCATCCGAGAAGGTCTTGGTCATGTTGACCGCTGCGATCCGGTGGGCGCTCTGGCTTGAGCGTAACCGCCTCACACAGGAGATAAGCCATGTTCGTTGAAATCAAGCGCGCCGAGTCGAACAACCCGCGCGAGTACAAGGGCACGATGTACGCGGAGCAGGAAGCCGCTCTGTTCGCCGCCGGTAGCGACTATCCGCTGCCGTTCAAGCTCAACGTGCAGCAGGGCAAGGAATTCGCGCCCGGTCGTTACACGTTCGCGCGCGACAGCTTCAGCACCGACCAGCACGGCAATCTGAAGATGGGCCGCGCCCGTCTCGTCGCTGCGAAGTAAGTGCCATGGCCGTGTACGTCCAAGCGTGCCTCGAAGCCGATGTAGACATCAGCACGCAGACGTGCACGGCCCCGCATTGGATTCCGCAACCGACAGTTCTCCCGGCGCTGTCGATCGCGGATGCCCAGCAGATCGGAATTGCAATCGCGTTCCTGCTCGCTGTGGCGTGGGTGTTTCGCCGGGTCGCAAGACATCTCAATCAATCCTGATTTGCCAAGTCCTAGGAGGACACCGTGGAAAAGAAGAACCTGCTGCTCAAGAAGACCGCCCTCGGCGCTGCCGTCGCTTCGCTGTCCGGCGCTGCTGCCGCATCGGGTGGTGGTGGCGTGGACGTGTCGGCCGTCGTCACCGCGATTCAGGGCGCCGCCACGCCGATCGGTTCGATCGGTGCTGCTGTGCTGATCGTGCTGGTCGCGATCAAGGTCTACAAGTGGGTGCGTCGCGCGATGTAACCACCGCCGGCCGGTAGGGTCCGACTCCCTCCGGCCGGTCCTTTTTCAGGAGGGCAGGGCATGACCGTTGACGTTTCTCAGGTGGTTACGGCAGTGCAGGGCGTGGCCGCTCCGATCGCTCAAATCGGCGTCGCGGTGCTGCTCATTGTGGTCGGGTGGAAGTTGTACCGCTGGATGGCGAGCGCGATCGATGCGGTCTATGCGGAAGATGAGGATGGGGTGGCCGAGCTGTACGAATCCGGCTATGCCCTCGCGTGTGACAACTGCGAATACGAACTGGACGAAGACGAGTCTTACCACGCCATCGACACTGGGTATTGCCCGAAGTGCGGAACGGAGATCGTGTGATGGAAGGGTGGATCTGGCTCGGTGCATTCGTTGCTGCGCTCTGGATGGTGCTCGGTGATTAGCTGGCGCGTCGCCCTGTCGCTGTTCGTGCTTGGGCTTGCGCTTACCAGCGCGCCGGCACGCGCGGCGGATTCCATCACCGTGGCGAGCGAGGGCCTCGCGTTCCAGATGTGCACGCAGAAGCTGAGCGCTTCGCAGGCGATGTTTCCCGGCGCGAACCCACCGCAGTTCAAGTGCGAAAAAACGGCCGGCCAGCGCCAGTACAAGTGCATCCGCGCTGAAACCGGCGTGTCCGGATTGTGCCCAGGCACGCCCCCGGTTGAGTACATGTTCAACTGGCCGGCGGGGACCGATTGCCCAAACGGTCCGAACGCAGGCTCAACCGATGGCTGCGCGCCGTCGCAGCAAGAGTGCCTCGCGAAACCGGCACTGGGGCCGACCTTTACAGCAGGATCGATGACGCCAACGGCGTGCGTCGCAGGCTGCATGTTCGACGCAGGCCCGGGCGGTGCGTGTATGTCGACCGCGAGCGGAAGTGCGTGCACGGTGACCGGCGCGAAGCCTACCGGTGCGGGCTGCTCCACCGGCAACGTACCGATCACGAACAAGAATCAGCAGTGCACACCCAGCGGTGATGTGTGTATCAAGCCGAACGGCGATCACTGCATGGCCGCCAGCAGCGGCCGTCAGATTTGCTGGACGCCGGGGGAAACGGGAACGAAGGACGACGGCCCGGTGAAGCAGAAGCGCGACGCCGGCACCACGCCGATCGCGCCCAATCTCCAGCTGCCCAGCGGCGACAACCTGCAAACGAAAGGCCCGCCGATTCAGACCACGACGACGACGAACAACACGACGATCACGACGGTCACGCAGAACTACCAGACGCAGAACGGAACCAACGCGGGCGGCGCCAGCAAGGGCGAAAGCAGCACAGGTGACGGTACCGGCAAGGAAGGCGATGGCGACGGCGATGGCACCGCGTCAGGTGGTCAGAACTGCGAAGCCGCGCCGGTGATGACCGGTGATCCGGTTGTCGCGATGGTTGCGACGCAGGCATGGGCAACGCGTTGCGCCGTTGAAGCTGGCAACGCGGCCAACGTCACTGGCGACATCGGCAACTGCTCGCAGCCTTTCACCGTGCAAGGCACCAATGCGAACGCCCACCAGCTGCGCGCGATGCGTGCGCAGATATGCCCCCAGGGCGAACAACCGGACCCCAGCCAATACAGCGGCGAGGCCGGCGATCCGTCGGGCATGTTCGGCGAGGGCCACGAAATCGGCGCCGACGGGCTGGACATGAGTGGGCTTGGGTTCGGGCAGTCGTGTCCGTCGATTCCCACGGTCTCGGTGATGGGGCGAACGATCGCGTTCGACACGTCTGTCTTCTGTGACTGGATGCAGCTGGGCGGCGTGTTCGTGCGCATCGTCGCAGCCCTGTGGTGCTTGCGCGTCATCGGGGGTGCGTGATGCCGGTTCTCGTCGCATGGATTCTCAACGGGCTTCGCATCCTGTTCGCCACACGTCTTGGCGTGTGGATCGCTGGCGCGCTCGCATGGGCGGGCCTAAGCCTGTTCACCACGAAAGTCGTGCTGCAACCGACGATTGATGCGCTGGTGGAGATGGCGCAGAACATCGGCAACGGTGGCGACATGGGCGCGGCGGCAGTGCAGTGGGCCGGCGTGCTGCATCTGGACACCGCGATCACGATGGTGATCTCCGCATACGTGACCAAGCACGCGATCAGCGGCGCTAAGGTCTTCTTGGGTAAGAGGCCCTGACATGCCTATCGAGGTCTACACCGGCAAGCCCGGTAACGGAAAAACCGCGCTCATGATGGAGCGCTTGATGGCCGAATCGAAGAAAGGCGAGCGGCCGATCTTCGCTGGCGGCATCGATGGACTAGAACCCGGCTTGGCGACCGTGCTGGCCGATCCGCGCGAGTGGAACGCCAAGGACGAACACGGCGAATACGTCGTGCCCAATGGCGCGCTGATCTTCATTGATGAAGCGTGGAAGTGGTTCGGTCACCTGCACGACGCGACGCGTCAGGCGACGCCGCCGCATGTGCTGGCGCTCGCGGAGCATCGCCACCGGGGCATTGACTTCGTGTGGACGACGCAGGGCCCGAACCAGCTCTATCCGTTCACGCGCAACCTGATCGCCGATCACTATCACTGCGTGCGCCGCTTCGGCACGCAGATGATTGACGTGTTCAAGTGGGAAGAACTGTGCGAGGACATCAAGAGCGCGCCCAAGCGCGAAGCCGCGCAGCGCACCACGCGTGCACTTCCGAAGGCCGTGTTCGGAACGTACAAGTCCGCAGAGGTCCACACCATCAAGCGACGCATCCCGCTGAAGGTGCTGGCGCTGCCGCTCATGGTCATCGCTGCTGGCGTCCTGCTGTACGTCGCCTACCAGAACCTTCGCCCGTCCGCGATGGCTGCGAAAGTCACTGGCAAGGGGCCGGAAGCGGCGTTAGCCGATCCGGCCCCAACGGGCACGCTCGCACCCATTGCTCGCGATCGCAAAGAACCGCGCTACGCCACGACGGAGGACTACATCACCGCCCACCAGGCACGTATCGGCAGCCTGCCTTGGTCGGCGCCGATTTGGGATGACCGCCGCGCCAGTGCTGATCCGGGCGTGTACTGCATGAGTGCGGGCATCGGTGCCGATGCCGACGGCAAGCTGCGAGGCGAGTCGGTGACGTGCCTGACAGAGCAGGGCACGCGCTACGAAATGGATCCACGCATGGCGCGACAGGTGGCACGCTGGGGTGGGCCGTACAACCCGTACAAGAGCGAACGCCAGTCGGGGAGGGTGGAGGGTTCTCCCTCCACGGAGACGGGACGCGAAGCGTCCGCTTCTGCTCCCGGTGCAGCGATCGATGCACCGCAAGTGAGCGGCTACGGCGACATCACTGCGGTCAAGCCCGAGTCCGCCACATGATGACCGCTGTTCGCTTCTCGTCGGGTTCTGCCGAAGCGCTGAAGTGGTTGGCGCTGCTCGCCATGACGTTGGATCACGTCAACACGTTCGCGCTCGATCGAGCGCACCCGGCGCTGTACGCGATCGGCCGCGTCGCGTTCCCGCTGTTCGCGCTGGTACTCGCCGGCAATCTTGCACGCCCAGGCATCGACCTCGTGCGGATCGCGCTGCGGCTGGTCGCGTTCGGCGCGATCGCGGCGGTGCCGTTCGCGATGTTGGGCCATGCGCTGCCGCTCAATGTCATGTTCACGTTCGCCGCGGCGACGCTGGCGATCGCAGCATGGCAGCGCGGGCAACGATCGGTGGCGATCGCGGTGATCGTGCTGGCGGGCTTCGGCGTGGACTACAACTGGCCGGGGCTGCTGCTGATCGTCGCGGCGTGGGCGTATTTCCGCACAGGAACGCGCACAGCGGCCGCGCTGGCGTTCGGGGCGCTCGCATCGCTCGCGTGGCCCAATGGCAACCTGTGGGCCTTGGCGGCGCTTCCGGTGGCGATCGCAGTCGAAGCGATAGCGCCACATGTCCCGCGTCTGCGTTGGGCGTTTTACGCGTACTATCCGGCGCATCTGGCGCTGCTCGTCGTCGCTGCTTGGGCGATCAACTAGGAGGTTCCATGGACGTTACGTCGGTGCTTCAGTACTTGGATTTGGTGGCGATTGGGATCATGGCGGTGGGGCTGGCGTCTGCCTTGGTTGCCGTTGTCGTGTTGATCTACCTGCGGATTCGGTACGCGCTGAGCTGAGTCAGCGGCCGAATAGGCGGCCTTCGCGATACGTCACGGTCAGCATGGCCGATTGAGTTGGCGCCACCCATTCTCGACGCGTTCGAAGCGCTGTCCGTCGATGCATCGTTCGCCCGGCTGTAGTGCGCGCTCAGCAGCACGACGTGAAGCATCGCGCTGTGCGGCTGCGCGCCAACCCATAGGGTCGGCATCCGGCTTCGCAAGCTCGGCCATTGCGCGGTTGAACTCGGCGATCGCGGCGCGTTGCTCCATCGCGACGTGGACGCGATACACGGCGTAAAAGAGGCTCAAGCCAAGAAAGACACCACCTGCGATCTTCCACGCTGACGTGTCGCTGTGTCGGTCATTTGCTTCCTGCGCGCGGCGTTGCCGGCGAGGGTCGTAGATCGGTTCCATGGTTCCCCCAGGGCGCTCCGTGCGCCGTGGACAGGGTAACGGATCAGGAAGCGACCACGCCCCGGTGACGGACCTCGGACAGTTGGACAACCACCACCTTGACCAGCTGTTGCCGCGAGGCGGACTTACGGGCTTCCTCAGCGGCACGGCGGCTGGCGTAGCCCTTGAGGCGGAGTTCCATTTTGTCGCGCCACATCAGGCCGCGCAGGCGCTCGACCGTCATCCGTTGGCCGTCCTCAGAAACAAGATGGCGGCCTCGCAGCCGCCATCCGTACCATTCGCCGTCGAAATCGACGTCCGTCATGCAGGCGCTCCATGTGCCAAGAACTGTGACTGACGTTGCACAGGCAAGAGGCGTGCCGCAATGCGAAAAATCGTAAGGATGGCCACGACGGCGGCGATTACATAATATGCATTATGCGAAGTAACGGATGGGGAAGCCAATGCCCCCCCAGAGCTCTCAGCGCCGCCCAGAGCTCTGTCCCGCGTTGCC